GATTTTATTAAACAATATGTGGATAGTGAAACATTGCAAAATAAAATTAAAAATAGCTTTCCTCCTATCCAATTAGAAATTTTTGACTATTAAATATCCTTTAAAGGAGATATAAATAATGTACTTAGATGCTTAACATTTAAAGTACAATAAATTGGAAATAAATACAATTTTAAACTTATTAATAACATATAAGTTAACAGCTGATGAATTACTTTTAATTTATTTAACTTTTTTAGCACAAGATGAAGAAGGGCATCCTGAATATTTTGCTAAATGATTTGATAATGGAGGCAATTCTCAATTAAGAAGTCTTTTTGAATCTTTAAAGCAAAAATCAGTTATTAAAAAAGACTATAATCCAGAATCATATAATCCGAATGATATAGAATTCAATAAGAATTTCTTAAAATCGTGATTAAAAAATTCTGGAGAAATGGGACAAGAATTATTTGATGCCTATCCGCCATTTATGTCATCTGGAGGAAAGTTATATGCATTAAAAAATATTGCAAAGAAATTTAATACATTGGATGAATTTTTCTTTGCATATTCCTCTGCTATAAAACATAATCCAGATAAGCACAAAGAAGTAATGGAACTATTAGAATGAGGAAAGGAACACGGTAAAATAAATTATGGCATTTGTGAATTTATAATTAGTGCTAAATGAACAGAATTGGCTTATTTACGTGAGCATCCTCAAGAAGGTGAGATTGGAGATACATTTAGTCTTTACGAAAGTGTGTAGAATAAATCCTTTAGAAGAACTTTGAACTCAGATAGATAAAGGTAAACGTGGAGAAAATATTGGAAAATCTTCTGGTATGAAGAAACTAGATAAAATAATAGGAGGAATTCAACCACATAGATATTATTTGGTTGGAGCTGCATCTAGTGTTGGAAAAACTTCATATATATTATATATTATATATAATTTATTAAAACAGGAAAGTCCAGATGCTCCTATATACTTTTTATATTTTTCTCTAGAAATAGGTGCTGATATTTTATTAGCCAAATTAATGTCTTTGTATTGTGCTGAAGAGTTTGGAATATATTTAACAGTAAATGATATTTTATCTTTTGAATCTCCATTAAATGATTCTAATTACGACTATTTAATTAAGGCTAGAGAGTGATTAACTGGTTTAATGCAATATTTAATTGTTATAGATACAAGCGTTAGTGCAAGTTCTATTTACAAAAATACATTAGATTTTGCAGCAAAAGTTGGGCAGTTTAATCAAGTGGGGAACTCAAAAATATATACTCCAAATAATCAAAAACAGTTAATAATCGGTGTTTTGGATCATTTTGCATTAGCACGTTGTGAAGAAGGAAGAACGTTAAAACAAGAAATTGATTTAATGTCTTCTTATATGGTTACTCTTAAAAGAAAGCTTCCTTTATCTTGATTTGTATTAATGCAGCAAAATAGAGAATCTTCTTCTATGGATAGAAGAAAAGCTGATATGTCAGAACCAGGTCTTAATGATCTTAAAGATTCGGGAAGTCCAAGTCAAGATGCAGATATTGTGCTTCAATTATTTTTTCCATTTAGAGAAAAATTAAAAACTTATCGAGGGTTTAAAGTATTAGACGATGATGGTATTGGTCAAGCGTTAAGAAGTGTTATAATAAGTAAAAATAGATATGGTATTGCAAATCAAGTTATTTGTTTAGGATTTTGAGGTAGTGTTGGATGATTTAAAGAACTTCCAGATCCTAAAAATATAACCGATTTTACAAAATTTAAAATAGAGCAAGGTAACATACCTTGCAAGCTTTTTAAGCAAGAAGATGTAGTTTCTTTAGAAGACACTAAAGAAACGAAAGAACAAAAAATAACGTTTAGTTTTTAATGGCAAACCTAATAGCTATTGTAGGCCAAAGTGGGTCAGGGAAATCAAGTTCTTTACGCAATTTGAATCCAACAGAAACATTTATTATTAATGTTGCATCAAAACCACTACCTTTTAAGGGCTGAAGAAGTAAATATACTGTATGGAATAAAGAGAATCCAAATGGAAATTACATTAATACGAGTAATGTACAAACCATTGGTCAGATTCTAAATTATATTAACACTAAGAGACCAGAGATAAAGAACGTCATAATAGACGACGGGCAGTATTTGATGAGCTTTGAGTATATGGATAGAGCTTCTGAGAAAGGATTTCAGAAATTTACTGATATTGCACAGAAGTTTTATGGTGTTCTTAAAGCTAGTATAATGATGAGAGATGATTTAAATGTCATTATGACTTGTCATAGTGAAAATATCGGTACCGCAGATGAACCTCAATATAAGATAAAAACATTGGGAAAAATGTTAGACAATAGTATTACAGTAGAAGGTCTCTTTACTTATGTTTTCTTTACTGATATTCGTAGAGGAGATGATGATAAACCAGAATATGTATTTCAAACACATTCTGATGGTACTACTACAGCAAAAAGTCCAATGGGATGTTTTGAAGAGGATTATGTACCAAATGATTTAGAGTTTGTTCTTGAAAAAATAGCAGAATACGATGCTTAAAATATCATTTGATTTTGACGAAGTTTCTAAAAAAGTTAGTAATATAATAGTTACAGAATCCTCTGTTATTAAAGATTTTGATCTAAAAGTCGAAGATAACAAAATTCAACTTGGTTTTAATGCAATCCAAAAATTAGGTGTTGAAGCTGGAGATAGAGTATCTGTAAATTATTGAACCGTTGATAATGAAACTACTTACCCAATTATTAGTAAATCTGATGTATTTACTGATGGATCAGACGGTAATAAGTTAACAAAGAAAGGAACTTTTTCATTTAAAGGTCAGCAAAGAACTAGTTTGTTAAAATTTGGTGATTTGTTTACATTCTCAGAATTTAAAGATAAGAATGGAGAGGTAAAAGATAATGTGTTTGTACTTACTCCAATAGATAATTCAGAAATTACTGAAGTAAAAGAAGACTTTGCAGACGAAAAGGATGCAATATCTGATTTAAACAATACTACAGTAGAAGAAGATATGGCAGAAATTCTTAATGATGACTTTGATGCTTTGCCTTTTTAATTTAAATTTGTTTTAATATGGGAATGTTTGATTTAACCGCTACCACTGGCGTTAAAGAAAGTGGAAAATATCTTCAGCCTGGTATTCATAATGCAAAGTTTGTTGGTATAGAACTAAATGATTTGGTTTCTCAAAAGAATAGTCAAAACTATAAAACTATGAAACTCACCCTCGATATAGATGGATTTGGTGAGTTTAATCATAACTTTTTTGAACCTACATCTGATAAAAGAACTCCTGGAACTTGGGCAGAAAATCCATCTCCTGTTGAACAATTTATGGTTGCTGTTCGTCAAATTGTTGACGCTCTTGATTCTAAGATTGGTGCAGCTATCGATGCTGACAATATTGAAATTAATGGAAAGCATATTAATCTTAAAGATCTTAATTTTGATCAACTTGTAAAACTTATAGCGATTCTTACAAAACCTTATGCGGGTAAAGAACTTGAAGTAAAACTCATTCCTCAGTCTAATGGATTTGCTGATATTCCTGGATTTCCCGCTAAGTGTGATCGTAATGGTAAATTAGCTATTCAAACCAAGTTTATAGGTGCTAATCTAATTATAAATCAATCTGAACAGAGAAAGATTGATGCAGCAAAGAATGCACAGCCGACTAATATGAGTCAAACTACATCTGGTAGTGTAGAAGGCCTTGCTGAACAACTTGGAATTGAGGACACCTCATCCGATCTTCCATTCTAATAAATGCAATATTCTTTAGAGCCACTTAATATTACAAAAGAGTTAATATTAAGTCGCATCTCTGAAGAACAAATTTTTGAGCATTATGGAGTAAAAATTAAAAAAGGCTTATTTTGTTCAGTCTTACGAAAAGACAATAATCCAACAGTTGCTTTTTATAGAAATAAAAGCAATCGTTTAATGATGAAAGATTTTGGGGATGGTTCTTGTCTAGATTGTTTTGGATTTGTTGAGTCTAAGTTTAATGTTAGTTATTATATGGCTTTACAAATAATAGCAAACGATTTTGGCATTATAACCAGACCCGATCTTTCAAAAAATAAACCAAAAATACAGTATTCAGGAAATAAAATAGAAGAAACTTCTCAAGCAAAAATTCAAGTGGAAATTAGAGATTTTGATGAAAAAGATTTAAAATGATGATCACAATATGGTATCGATAAAGACACTTTAGAAAAATTTAAAGTTTATGCATGTAAAACTGTATGATTAAATGGTAATCTTTTTTATGTATTTTCTGATAATTCACAAAGAGTTTATGGCTATTATGGTGGTTCTAAAGATGGGATTGATTTTTGGAGGCTCTATTATCCTGGAAAAAAGAAATATAAATTTATATCCAATTGAAAATCTTTAATGATACAAGGTGCACATATGTTACCTAAACAAAAAAATGATTACTTGGTTATTACCAAATCAATGAAAGATGTCATGTGTCTTTATCAATATGATATTCCTGCTATTGCTCCTTGTTCTGAAAACATTTTTATTACAGAAGCGCAATATAATCGCTTAAAAAACAAATATAAACAAATTTTTGTATTTTATGATAATGATTTAGCTGGAATATCTGCTATGTGTAAAATAAAAAAGAAATTTCCAGATATAAAAATTTTATATTTACCTAGAAATAGTGATAAAGATATATCAGATTTTCGTAAAGCACATGGGTATAAAAAAACATTAGAATTAATTGATAAAACAAAATTATATTATGAAGAAAACGGATAACATAGAATCTCCAAAAAAGAAAAGAACCGGAGCTTATAATAAAAGACGTGGTAATTCATATGAAACAAAGATTGCAAAAGAGTTACGTGATTTGGGTTTTAAAGATGTAGTTACTAGTCGTTCAGAATCTAAAAAAATGGATAATAATAAAGTTGATTTAGTTGATCCAAGTGGTAAATTACCATTTTATCCTCAACTAAAAAGAACTATTAATACACCACAATATTTTAAAATTAGAGAAGAATCAACAGTTGATCCAAAAAAATTTGTATTATTTTGGAATAAACAAGAAGCTAAGGAGAAAAATATTTGTTCTATTGGAGAATGCGTTATTTTAGATAAAGTTTTCTTTTATGAATTAATTAAAAAGTATGTTGAAGATTAAAATACAATCTTTTGGAGATATCATAACAAATAGTTCGTCTGAAGTATTTTGTATATATGATTGGAATGGAACAGAACAAATAATTAATGCTATTAAAGAAATTGCAGGGGTGTTAAATCCTTCTGTAAATATCGATGATTTATTAGATATTCAATTAGTTATCGATGAGGATTATATAGACGATTCTGATGAAGATAATTTAAAATCTAAATATAGTAGAGAATTCGAAGAATTCTGTGAATCTAGAACAAATGAGCAAATTTTAACTGATTTTCCAGAATTTCGTAAAAACTTTTTTACATCAGAAGATTGTTATGATGGTGACGGAATGCCACTTATATATCTATCTATAACAGGACTTAATGATGATGGACAAAAGTTAGCAAATGCTTTATATTCTATTTTAAATGCTTATGAATACAAGGAAATATTTTGTTAGAATTCCAATTCAATCTTTTTCTGATATTATTACTAATTCGTCAAGTGAGTTGTTTGTATTTCAAAAACCTTCTGTAAAAGATGTTATTAAACTTCTTGATGATTATACTCCAGGATGGAGAGATGAATACGAAGAGCCCATTCTTTTTAAAGATATGGATGAATATGATCAAAATAATTATATTGATTGGGTTAGTGGACTTCCATATTATTTTAATTATGAATCAGATGATGAGTATAACAAAGCTATCATTAGAACAATTCATCGAGATTTATGTATATCGGAAGAAGAAATACCAGAATTATTTGAAAATTGGAACAAACCAACAGTTTATCCAAATTATAGATATTATTGTTTAAACTTATCATCTAAAGGATACAATTTGTATAGAGAAAAGTTTAAATATGATATTTGTTTATGGAGTTTAGATGATAATCCAGATTGGGATAGACAAGAAAAAATAATGGATTTTGTTGGAGGTAAACGATATCATTTAGGATAGTATGAAAATAAAGTTATCAATACAATCAATATCAAGTATAATTACAAATAGTTCTAGTGAATTATTTGCTATAATTGATGCTAATAAAGAGGTTCTTGACAGTATTTATGAAATACTTAATAATATATTTGGTGATTATCAAGAATCTGAAATAACTCCTGTTGTTACTTTATGCAGACGTCCAACTAAAGTGGAAATTGAAGATAGATTTGGTTCAAATTATAATAGTTGGAGATATTTTAAAGAAAAGGATGTTTATTCTCTTCCAGAATATTGGATTGAAGTAGAATTGCCGTATTGTTTAGATGATTGCACAAAGTTTTTTAGTGCTGGATTAGAAGCAATTCTTAAAGAGAAATTTGGAGATAGTTTTAAGATAGAATATGAAGGATTTTAGTAATTTTGGAGTAAAAGTTAGAAAATTTCCAGAATATAATTATCATGCTGTATGGACTAACTTAAAAACTTTACGGATTGGAGAAGGTCAAGCAAAAGAACTTCCTGCAGATAAGAGTGAATTTTATGATGTTTCTCTAGGTACTCGTTGTAATTTAGGATGTGATTTTTGTTATACAAGTGCTTTAAGGAATGGATTGGATTATACAGATGTTTGTGAGAAAGCTAAGTGGTTTTTTGGAAACATGTTAGATAATGATAAGCCGTTTCAGATAGCCATAGGTTCTCAAGGAGAGCCAACATTACATCCTGACTTTTTAAAGTTCTTGGAGACAATCTATAATTTGAACATAGTTCCTAATTATACTACCAATGGTATTACAATTGCTTTAGAATCTGATTATTCAGAAAAACTTTTGGATTATACATCAAAATATGTTGGTGGTGTTGCAGTTAGTGCAAATACGTGGGCAGAAAATATAAATATGCTTTGGAGAAACGCTATTTCAAAGTTGATTTATTATGGAAATACAAATATAAATATTCATTATATAATTAGAGATAAAAAATCAGTAGATGAATTTATTAATATTTATAATGAATACAAGAATGATATTTTATATTTTGTTTTATTACCATTAATGAAATCTGGACGTTCTTCAGAACAATATCAAAAGGAAGCCTTTGATTATCTTTTAGACAAGGATTTTGATTTTTCTAAAATTGCTTTTGGTGCACACTTTTACGATTTACTAAAAAATCAGAATAAAGTTAAATGTTGGATGTACCCTCCAGAATCTTTTAGTAAGAATCTTATTTTAGACGATACTATAAAGATAACTCCTAGTAGTTTTAATTTAAATCCTATAATTGAATATAAATGGCAGAAGTAGTTGCTACATTTAAATCAGAAAATCGCACAATTGCGATGTATTTCAAAGAAGAAGACGGTGCTTTAAATATGCAAATGAGTGTAGATCCAGAGTTTAAAGAAGGAGACGATCCTGATTTAACTATGCTTCTAGCAGGTGCATTTTTAGATGCGATTAATATAAAGAATGAAGATGATAAACCAGAAATTATCACAACCGATTAGGTATGATTTAATTCCAAACAGAGGATTAAACGAAGTAAACAAAGTATTAAGCTCAAAACTCGATAAACACGAAATTCATGAATGGATGCGTGGAATGAAATGGAGTGAGGTAATATCTTCTCTAAAAAAGCATCTTACTGCATTTGAACTAGGTGAGGACTATACACAAGAAGGTAATCTTAGTATTGCAGAAGTTGCTACAAATGCTTTAATATTAGCTGAATATTTCTATATTAATCCTGCTGGGGATGATAGAATTTTTCTCCCTGTTAATAGACCTATAGTAGCTCTTGACATAGATGATGTCTGCTTGGACTTTATCGGAACGTATGAAAAGAAAACTGGAAAGAAACTTAACGATTATTGGAACGGCTCTTATGAAATAAGTGATAAGTTAAAAGAACTTAGTACAGATAAGGAATTCTGGACTACTCTTCCAACTAAGCATCTTCCTACATTTGAACCAGATTTATATATAACATCTCGTTCTATTCCAGTTGAGTGGACTATGGAAAATCTAGAAAGAAATGGATTCCCATGTGCGCCAGTATATTGTGTTCCGTGGAATGAAAGTAAAATAAATTTACTAAAAGAGCATAATGTATCAATATTAATAGATGATAAATTTGCTAATTACAAAGATGCTATTGATAATGGCATCTTTTGTTATCTTATGGATGCTCCACATAATAAATATTATAATGTTGGACATCGCAGAGTATATAACCTTGATTTAAATATAAAGTAAATTTATCATTAAATCAATTATAAGAATTAATAGATGGAGAAAGTAAAATTAACGGACTTTAAAATAGTCCCAGATATCAATTCTGTGCATAAAGAAGAAATTGATGACAATACATATTTTTCTGATAAATATGCACATTATATATCTAATTCTGGATTGAAATGGATTAATCCTCTTGAAGGTGGTTCACCTCAATTGTTTAAACATCATCCTAAATTAAGTACGCAAAGCTTAAAGATTGGTTCCGCTGTTCATGAATGTCTTTTGCAGCCAGAATCATTTGAATTAGCTCCAAAACTTGGTAATCCTGGTTCTAAATTAGGTCTAGTTTTGGATGAAGTTCCTACTTTTTTGAAAGATGGTGTTGGATTGGATGATGCAATCAAACAAGCTGCACTTAAAATTGATTATTATTCCAAAACAATTGAAACAAAGATCGATTCTATTAAAGAGATTTGGTTTCCATATTCTAAAAATCTAGAAGAACTTAATAAAATTCCAACCGATAAAGAACGTATAATAATTTCAGATAAGGAATGGGATGTTGTAGATAGTTGTCTTAAGTCTTGTCAAAAGAATGAAGAAATTATGTCTAAGTTACATCCTACTACACCATTTGGAGATCCAGTTTTATCGTTCTGTGAAGATGCATTCTTTATGGATTTCATCGTAATTTATAAAAGAAAGCAATGTGCTATTCTTAAATTCAAGATGAAAGCTGATAATTGGACAATAGATTTCGATGAAAAAGTTTTAACTCTCAATGATCTTAAAACTACTGGTAAAAGCGTAAATATATTTATGAATCCAGATAATGGAAGTTTTAATCATTATAATTACGCACGTCAAATGGCAGTTTACTCTCAGATTTTATGGTATTATGCTATGAAACAATTTGGGATTAGTAAAGAAAATGGTTGGAAGCTTAAAGCAAATATGCTAGTTGTTGAGACAATACCAAATTATTGGTCAAGGTCTTATTATGTTTCTGAATCTCAACTTAAAGAGGGTAGAAAAATGTTAAATGAGCTACTATGTAGAGTAGCGTATTGTGAAATGTTTGGATATGATAAAGAAATTGAATTTATATAATGGATACTAATTATGCATTTAATGAAGCATTTAAATCAATGCTTCAAAATCATTTATCTATACAAGGTGAATGATTTGGAGATGGAAAATCAGCATTTGGTATATACATAAATCTTTGTTGAGATATGTGTCCATTTAGCGCAACAACAATTAATTTTGTAAATGAATAATTATTTAATACTATGAGTTATTTAATTAAAAACAATATAAAAATTGTTCAAAAGAAAACTTATTCTAAAGATTTTAAACATAAGTATTTAATTACACTTTTATTAAATAACGGAACTGTGATTTCAAAATCAACAATAGAAATTACAAAAAATTATTAAAATTATTTGCATAATAAAATATTTATTCTTATCTTTGCATTACCAAACTCAGAAAGAAACTGAACAAACTCTTGGAGAAACCAAGTAAAAAACAGGGACAAATGTTTAATGTATAAAAATTAATTTTTATGGTAAAGAAAGAATTTGAAGTGTACTCCTATGAGGAGGCTGTTGCTGCTGCTGAGGCTGAAGGTTTTAAGGTAACTCGTAATAAGACTGCATCTTGAAAGAATGCTGGTTCTCCTATTTCCGATAAGGATCTAAAGGCATTTGTTGTTGACCAGATGAATAAGGAGAAACTCACTGGCGTTCCCGGTGTTGGTTTTATCGTTGTGGTAGCTTCTGGCTCGAAGGATACTCGCGAGCGTCCTTATACTTACGAAAATGTAGTCACTGAGGGTCGTATGGCAACGGAGCGCACTTTTGAGGTTCGCCGTGTTGACAATGGTGAACTTGTTGTTTCTCTTGCTGGAGAGGGTGCAACCAAGGATGCTGCTATTAAGGCTGCAAAGGAAGCTATGCTTGATGTAAAGGCTGATATGGACATCGAAGTTGTTTATCGCGTTAAGGACGGTAAGAATGTAATTGGACATCTTAAGTATGTTCCTTCAATTAACGCTGAGAAGGGCCGTTACATTTTCCTTGGCAACGAGGTTGCAACATTTTAGTTTAACAACAAATTAGAAGGTTAAGGAGAGGGTCTAATAGGCTCTCTCCTTTTATTATCTTTAGGAAATGATACAAACATACTATAAATATTTTTATGGTTTCTATGTATTATTTCCATTAATAGATTTAACTAACAAACTTTTTAAAGAAAGAACTGGTGGTAAAAGAAATTATTGTGTTTATATGTGAATGTATAATGATGTAATTTATTATATAGGAGAAGGTACGAATAAAAGACCGTTTGAACACAAAAATGACATTTTATCATCGTTAATAGATGAAGGGTGGGAATGCTTTATTTTGGCAACTAACCTTACCAAGATGGAGTGTTGTATATTAGAAGCTAAGTTATTAGATATGGTAGAATATCGTACTTTTACAAAACGTGGACAATATACATGAGATGGAGTTTCTCTTATAAATAAACAACGTGAATATAAATATAAGGGAATATTATTTGAAGATTTGTTTGAACAGTATTTAAATTTAGATAATGGAAATAAGTATTGGGAAACTCTTTGAAGGAAAATCAACCATTATTAAAAATAATGAATACTTATCTACTGAAGAATATGTAAATCCGTTTATTGAATTTATGAAGAAGTTTACTAATGATTTTTATATTCAAGTACAACTTCCTAATCAATTTACAATTACAGATTCTAAAGAAGACATTACATATAATAGAGTTTGGGTGCAAGCAGTAATGCCAATTAAATGTGATAAAGCTGGATATGCAGAAACTTATAATTTAATATATGCATTAGATGTACGAAAACCTATTTATAAATTATTTAAAGCATATAAAGATAGAAAAACAAACAACTTATTTGCATTTAATGAAGACTGATTAAATGTTTATGAGTTAAAACCAGAAACTCAGTTTATTGAATTTGATAAAATTATTACAGATTTGATGCAACAAGTCGATAATTCTGAGTTAATATTTAATAAATTAAAAAATAATTTTTTATCTTCTGAAAATGAAGATAGACAAAGAAAACTTGGTGAATTAATTGAAGATAGTATGGTTTTTGAAACCATAAATAAAGGTGGCAAAATAAAGATTGCTCCAAATATGGTTCTTAAGGCATATCAAAATGTGTATTTGGATTCTTCTTCTCGAAATTATATATCTGATTCTGAAGAATGTTCTATGTTTAATTATGTTGATGCATTTAGTTCACTTATTACAGAGGATATAAAAGATATAGTAAATCAATTTGAAAAGAATTGGTTAATCTATAGTATGTTTTTAGAAAAAGAAACGGATGAATGTAATTAAACGAGATGGTAGTATAGTTCCATTTGAATTTGAAAAAATTAAGAATGCTGTAAATAAAGCATTTAATTCAGTATATAAATCAGATGCTCCAGACGATTTTATAAATTATTTGGAAACTGTATCAAAAACATTTGATGTTGATCAAACAGTAGAAGATATTCAGAAATTTGTAATATATTCTCTTGGTGAGTTTAAGTATTATGATGTTCAGATAGCTTATATAAAATATAAGGATAAACACGATTCTGTTAGAAATTGAGTTGAAGAAAAGAAAAATTTTATAAATAAATATAAGCAATCATTCAATACAGCTGACAGTACAATTGATGATAATTCAAATGTTGGAGGAAAAAATGTAGGTATTTTAAATGCAGAAATACATAAACCAGACAATATTCAAATCTCTCGCAGAATGATAATGGATAAATTAAAAGAACTTTATCCCGATTTTGATTCAAAGCAGTATGTTAGAGATCTTGAACACCATATTATTTATAAACATGACGAATCTTCTTTTGCTGGAGCAATTGCACCGTATTGTTGTAGTATTTCCATGTATCCATTTTTAACAGATGGAATTAAGAATCTTGGTGGCTTATCAGCCGCACCTAAAAATCTAGATTCTTTTTGTGGAATGTATATAAATTTAATATTTGCTACAGCATCCATGTTTGCTGGTGCAGTTGCAACATCTGAATTTCTACTTTATTTTGATTATTTTGCACGTAAAGAATTTGGAGATGATTATTATCTTAATCCAGATTTAGTAATTTCTCAAAATACGTCTAGACATAAATCAATCAGAAATCAAATACATCAGTATTTTCAGCAAGTAATCTATTCTATCAATCAACCAGCAGCGTCTAGAGGACAACAAAGCGCATTTGTTAACTTTTCCTACTTTGATAAACCGTTTTTTGAAGGAATGTTTGGAGATTTTTATTTTCCAGATAATACACAAGCTAAATGAGAATCTGTTTGTTGACTTCAGAAAGAATTTATGCAGTGGTTTAATAAAGAAAGGCTTCGTTGTATATTAACATTCCCTGTTGAATCAGTAACTTTATTATATAAGGATGGCGAATTTGCAGATGAGGATATGTTTAATTTTGTTTGTGAAGAATATGCAAGAGGCCACTCTTTCTTTACTTATATATCAGATACTGTTGATTCACTTTCAAGTTGTTGCAGACTTAAAAATAAGATTCAAACCAAGGAGTTTAATTTTACCAATGGTAACATGGGTGTAATGACAGGCTCTAAATCTGTTATTACATTAAATCTTAACAGAATCGTTCAGGATTGATATAATGATAGATTTAACAATCCGATTACTATTAAAGAATCTTTAAATATATTTCATTCAGAATTTCCAAATTACTTAAAAGATATTCTTGAAAGAGTTTATAGATATCATACTGCTTATAATGAACAACTTCATGATATGTATGATGCCGGATTGTTACCAGTATATAAAGCGGGATTTATTAATCTTGATAAACAGTATCTTACAATTGGCTTAAATGGATTAAATCAAGCAGCAGAATATCTTGGAATTAAATGCAATGACAATAAAGACTATAAAGACTTTTGTCAGCTTATTTTTAGTACAGTAAAAGAACAAAATACTCTACATAAAACTAAAAGAACTACATATAATACTGAAATGGTGCCTGCGGAATCACTTGCTGTAAAGAATTATAACTGAGATAAGCAGGATGGTTATTGAGTTCCTGAGGATACAAATCTTTATGCAAGTTATGTGTTTAAACCAAACGATTCTAATATTTCTGTACTTGAAAAACTTAAGTTACACGGTTCTGATTATATTGGTGATTATTTGGACGGTGGATCTGCCGCTCATGTAAATTTAGATAGTCATTTATCCGCTGAACAGTATCATAAACTTATTAAGTATGCAGCATCTGTTGGTTGTCAATATTTCACTTGAAATATACCAAATTCTGAATGCCAAGATTGTGGTTGAATTGGTAAACAACCAGTTACAAAATGTCCTAAATGCGGATCTGAACACATCGACCTCTATGATAGAGTTATTGGATATCTTACTAAAGTTAAGAACTGATCTGATGGTCGTAGAATAGAACAAAAAACACGTGTTTATACAAAAGAAGACGAAATAAAATGTTAAAATACACTACAGCACAAGTTACATTTTCAGAAGTTCCAGATGAAATAACATTGTGTATTGAAATATCTAATTGCCCATATCATTGCCCAGAATGCCATTCAAAACATCTCTGGAATGATGTGGGCAATGAATTAAATATTGAAGTACTTCAAGAATTAATTGACAAGAACAAAGGCATTACTTGTATTTGTTTTATGGGTGGAGATTCTGATTTAGAAACATTAAAACAATTAATGTTTAGTTGTCATTTAAGAAGCGATTATCCATATAAAGTTGCGTGGTATACAGGTAGTGATATATTTCCAAGTGATGATATATTAGATTTACTCGATTATGTAAAAATTGGACCATATAAATCAGAATGTGGCGCTTTGGATAATCCAAATACAAATCAAAGATTTTATGCAAGAGGCGTAACTGGATTAAAGAAAATGAGTGCTCATGCAAATATGTTTTATGATATAACTGATAGATTTTGGAAAAATGATACAGATTCTTAGAAAAGAAGGATGGCAATTAAATCCAAACGATAAAGTCGTAAATTCAATATTAAAACGTTGTGAACTAAACAATGGAGAATGTCCTTGTGATAATCCAGGTAAAACAAGAGAAGATAGATTGTGTCCTTGCCTAGAATATCGTGAAAACAATATTTGTCATTGCACACTATATATTAAAAAAGATGGTACGAAAAGTTCCTAATATATCTGCTTGGGTATTAAAAGAATCTGATGTAGAATGGTTTCTTCCAACATCAGCGATACATGTTGGTTTTGTTTATAGTACTAAACTTCCATTATTCTCTACAACACCGCTTATAATGAAATATAGAAAATGTCACTATGAAGACGATGAATTAATATTACTTATTGATGGTTATGAACGACATGAATATAATATTATATTTGAAACTGAACTTATACGTGAATTTACATTAGAAGAGGTTGAAGAAATAAATAAAACTTGGAATAAATTTTATGAAGATAAAAATAAAGAAACTTAATGAAAATGCAGTAATTCCCCAGTATGCAAAACCAGGGGATGCTGGAATGGATGTTACAGCAACATCAATTAATGTAACTGACAAATACATAGAATATGGGACAGGACTCGCATTTGAAGTTCCTGAAGGATACGTAATGCTAATTTTTCCTAGGAGTAGTGTGTCAAAGTACGACTTATCTCTTGCTAACGCAGTAGGTGTCCTTGACAGTTCGTATAGAGGGGAGCTAAAGCTTCGTTTTAAGCGTAATTATCGTATTGAAAACGAACCTAGTGAAGCTACTGATGGTAAATGGACTACTACATCGATTGTAAATCCTGGCGATGCTGATAAATACCAATGGGATGCTTGTGATTGGTATGGTATTGGTGATAGGATTGGACAAATAATGATTATTCCGTATCCACAAATAGAATTTAATGAAGTAAAAGAACTTTCTGAAACACAGAGAGGGTCTGGCGGATTTGGAAGCAGTGGAAAGTAGAACTAGTTATACTACTTATAGTGAGTTTTCAAGGCTTCTGTCTAATGCAAAAACACTTCCAACAATAAAACCGTTTTTTATTGATATGGAGGATTGAACATGAACAATTAATACAAAAAGTATTACTTTATATGGTGTACAGGTTGTTAATCGCGGATTAAATAATACAACATATGAGGCAGTATTATTTGACGATATAGATAAAACAAGAAAAGACTATACACTAAGAGTTGATTTTTTAGACCCTTATTGTAAATCTGCTTTTGTTCAAATTGTTGATTTTAAATTTACATCAGAAACTTGTTTTATTTTTACTATACCGGATTATTATGACCCAACACTATACAAATTTATTTTAATGGATGAATAAAACAGCTATATCTTTAGATTCTAAGAACAAGGTGAGAATAGTCCATATTTGAACGACAGAAACACCAGAATCTACATATATAATTCATAGAGAATCTGGGCTACTTGATGGAAAGAAAGTAATTGCGCCAGAAATAGAGATAAAAGCTGGAAAAGCTAAAAGGACGTTGGAACAACAAGTTAAATTAGAGTTCAATTCTAATTATAAAAAGTATCTTGACAAAGGATATAAAGATATTAGTGATATTGAATTCAGTAATTTAACAGAAGATAAATGTAAAGAAATTCTTGGTGATACCAAAACTGACGCTAATGGAGCACTTAAACCAATGTTGTGTAAAGTTCTTGATAAAGAGAATGAAAAACTAACAGAAAAAGAATGATATGGTAGCTATAAACATGACGGAGTAAGAATGCTTCTCTTTATGCGAGATGGCGAAGTTCACACCTCTTCTCGTGGCGGCGGTGATTATGATATCCCGGCGACTTATATAAGAAAAGATCCATATATTATTAAATTACTAACTGAAAACGAAGGTTTAATTTTGGATGGAGAATTATATAGGCATGGGTGAAATCTTCAAAAAATTAGTGGTCTTGCTAGAAAAGAAACTTTAGAAGAAGATCACAAAGAATTATGTTATCATTGTTACGATATTGTAGATGAATCAGCTACATTTAAAGAAAGAGTAAAAAGACTTAATCAATTTAAATCTGAATGCCCATCTGATTCAAAATTAATAATAATTGAACAAAGATTGATAAAAGGTCTAAATTCAATTATGGAAATGCATAATGAAGCTGTAGCAGCAGGTTATGAAGGTTTGGTTATAAAAGATCCAGATAAAGAATATAAATGTGGAGCTAGAGATAATCGTGCATTAAAAATTAAAGAATTCACCGATGATGAATTCAAAATAATTGGTTTGGTAGAAGGATTGCGTGATGAAGATATGTGTTTCTTAATGGAAATGCCAGATGGAACTCAATTTAAAGCTAAACCAATTGGAGATAGAGCTCTAAAACAATATTATCGTGAAAATATAGACAGTATTATTGGCAAAATGGGAACTATTAAATACTTTGGAATGACTAATACCGAGCATCCAGTTCCCAATCTTCCATCTTTTAGAGCAATTAGAGACGATAAAGACATTTAAAAATAATATAAATGAATTACGATAAAGAAACACTTGAACAAATAAGCAACGACCCTTTTATGAAGGCTCTTGCTAATCTTTTTGGTATTACATTTGAAGAATCAAAAAAGACTCCTGAACCAAAAGAAGATTCTTTTAGTGCATTAGAAAAGAGAATTAAAAATACTCTTGATCGCCTTGAAAAAGAAGGTAAACTTAAGAGTTATGAAAAGGATGGAGCTAAGTATTATTATACTCCAAATGAGGAACCTGTAAAAGAGGAGGTAAAAAAGCCTGTTTCTGAAGTAAAACCTAACTTTGTAATGTCTGAACAAGAATTTTCTGATTTTGTAAAGAGTTATCGTGAACTGTTAGATGCTCTTGCAAAACTTAGATATCTTTATGGTATTGACGTGAGTTATAATGGAGGTAGTTACTCTTTAGAAGGTAAAGTTCGAGAAATAATTTGGACATTTTTACGTATAATCTTTGGAGAAGATAATCTTGAAGATATTGCCGATTTTATATATAACAACGACTCAAATTTTGATTCTGCAAAAGAACTTTATAACGAACTCACATAATACCTTTGTTTAACTCAGAAATAGGTCAAATTTCGATCTTAAAATAAAAGTTAAGTAGTCACTCAATTTTTGAAATAACTTTAAAATATGGGCTTAAAAATGCCTAAAATTTATTATGAAATTAATAAAATCTAAAAACGCAAATGTTAACTATTTAGCAAAAATAGTAGACATTAAAACGTTTCATAATCATCCAGATCCAGAAGTTAATAAATTAAAATGCACTTATGTAGACGGATATAACGTTATTGTAGGAATAAACGAACAACCTGGTAAATTTATATATTTTCCAACTAGTTGTCAATTAAATCCTGATTTTTTACGCTATGCAAATTTATACAGACATTCTGAAAAGAATGCAGATCAAACAAAAACTGGATATTTTAATGACAATGGAAGAGTTTTGGCGATTAAATTAAGAGGTTGTGTTTCGGAGGGATTCTTAATTCCCGCTCATATCTTTAATAACTGGCTAGTTGATTCTATACAACTTGGATTGGATGAATACACTAATGGATTGGAATTTGATACTGTTGAACATAATGGTAAATCGTTCTGGGTATGCAAAAAGTATATAGTTCAAACTTATCAAAGAAGAGAATATGTTGGACGAGTTCGTAAAGGTAAAACTTACGATCGAGTCATTCCAGAACAATTTCCAGAACATTACGAAACTGTTCAAATTAAAAAGGTTCCAAATCCTATTCAACCTAACGATTGGATTCATATTTCAGAAAAAATCCACGGTACTTCATTTAGAGCAGGATATGTTCTTTGCAATAACAAACCGACTTTTTGGCAATCGTGTCTTAACGTTTTAAAGGGCCAAAAATTTAATGAACCGATTAAAGAATATGATTATTTATATGGTTCTAGAAGAGTTGTAAAATCAGAAGATAGTGGTTCTGGATATTATAAAGCAGAACCATATAAAGCTGCATTTGAAGTATTGAAACCTGCGTTACAAAAAGGCATGAATTTTTATGCCGAAATCGTAGGCTATAATCCTGATGGATCTTATATACAAAAGGATTATGATTATGGATGTGTACCTCCAGAAAAAGAAGAGTATATTCACGAAAAGAATTTTAAAGTCAGAGTTTATAGAATAACTATAACAAACATTGATGGACAAGTACACGAATTTAGTCCAAGAGAAGTACAAATTTATTGTTTAACTCATGGTTTAACTCCGGTTACAGAATATTATTATGGTAAAGCTATGGATATTTATCCAGAATTAATACAGATAGTAAACGGAGACTATGAAAATCCTTTATTTCCAGACGATTGGTATCCTCAGTTTTTAGAGAGTCTATCTAATGATGATACATTTAATATGGAATGTGATTCTCCAAGTTGCAACAATAAAGTACCTCATGAAGGTTTAGTAATTAAAATTGATAATATGAAATCTGCAGCATTTAAATTAAAATGTTTTGCTTTCTTAAATAAAGAGCAGAAACAACTTGATGC